GGATGCTTGCTTAGCAGCCGGTGGCATGCCATCGATCATTGCAGCAACACGTTGCATTGCATCAGGTGGTGGTCCACCACCCGGCGCACCTCCAGGCGGACCTGCACCGTTCGGTGGTGCGTCACCAGCAGGTGCTCCACCGCCACCGCCTGCTGTAGATGCAAATTCCGCCTGGAGGCGGTCCCAGTCTTCAGTACGCATCTCGATCTGATCAAACGACTTCGACCACAGTCGTAGCACCATTGCAATGACTGTTGGAGATTGTGCACCGAATTGTCCTGCGATCTTACTGATCTCCAGTGCTTCCTTACGTTTGGCACCGCTAGACGGTTTCTGCGTACTGCCACCGACGACACGCATGCCGAATGCAGATGCGATCTGCTCAGGTGGCATGTTGACCCACTTGCTTGCTTGTTCTTGTCCTACTAGTGCAGCGACACGTGGCTGTTCTAGGAACTGCAAGCACAAGTGTGCGACATCAGCATACACACCACCAAGGAAGTCCTCAACAGCATCGATCTTCTCATCCAAGAACGTCTGTGTGGATGCTTCGTACTTGTTGATCGCCTCATTCGTTGTGTTGGTCTTGAACTGTTCGTTACGCAGGATGACACCAGTACCACTGATGCGGTTGATTGCTTCTAGCTTCTCACCCTTGTCGAACACTTCTTTGACAGACAACGACGGTGGCTTGAATGTGAAGAACACCTGTTCAAAGTTCTTGCCCTCTGGCACTTTGATTGCCATGGCTTGTCGCTTCGGATCACCAAGGAACTTGTCAACGTCATCAGGATTGAGGTGCGTAGCATCGTAGAACAGCTTGTTGAACACCTGCCAACGTGCACGTTGCAGTTCACTGTTGATCTCGTTCACTGCATCCTGTTGGTCTAAGTAGTACGTCACCTCACCCTTCGACATGGCACCGAATGCTGCCATGTGGTAGCCAAGGTTGCGTAGTGGGAAGAAGCGTGGCAGGTGCAACTTGTCATTCCACACCCACACAGGCCACGTCCACGAGTCGTCACTGTAGAGGAAGATACGACGAGTGGTTTTGTCCCATATGCGCCAACACTTGGTGTAGCTAGCAGCCTTCATTGCTGACTTGTCGTTGTAGCCGTACGTCTCTGGTGCACTGCCTGTGTTGAACAGCTTGAAGTTCTTGTCATCAGCAGTGTTGGTCTGTGACACATCACCATTCAGCACATGCGTTGGCTTGTACAGTGAGTGTGTCTTGCCATCACTGTCCTTCTCACCACCAAACTGTGCATTGAGGAAGTCAGTTGGGTAGTACTCTTCAATCATCATCCACAGTGCATCACTGAAGTCAGGCATGGATGCAGCAGGATCACAATACACACGGTGTATGGGATGGAAGCGACACCACGGACCACTAGGCAGCAGGAAGCTGACTTTGTTCTCAATCGCTTGCAGCTTGCCTTCAGCAGCACGAATGGCCTTCTCATCCTTTGCTTTATCCAACTCCTCTGCTGCTGTACGCAAGTCAGTGAGTGCTTGTTCGCTACTATCCTGCTTGAACACCCATCCTGTTTCCACCCACGCACAGTTAGTCAACTGTGCATGCACGACTGCTTGCTTGATGGTGATCTTCAAGTTCAGTCCTGGTGGTGCATCCATTGCAGACAGTGTGTAGATGACGTTCTCTAGCACCTCTGCCAAGTCTTTGCGCTCTGGATCGAATGCAGTGAACTCTGGCTTTGGGTTCTTTGCATAGATGCTGGGTGTGACTGCCTTGATGTTGGCGAACACAACGTTCTCAGTCTCAGTCCATGACTCGTTCTTGCGTCGTGACATCCATGTGTTGCCACTGGCACCGTCACGTTGTGTACGATGACCGAGTTGATCGTGATTGAAGTACCTGATCGCCTCATCAGCAGCTTCGATGTACGTCTTGCGTGCGGTTGTTGCTGCGTCTTTGCGTCCCTTCCATATCTTGCCCATGTCCTTGCTGATGACGATCTTCTCATCAGTGCTGATGACCTTGTACGACGGTGTGAACTTCTGCGGTGCGACAGGATCAGCACCAGCTTCACTGTCCACAGCAGCAGTGACGTTCTCAACACTAGCGTCGTTGATAGCCATCAGTGATACCTATGATCTCTTGATCTGCCACCACTGGCAGCTTCTTGTTCATGCCACTTGAAGTACGCACCATGTAACACATGCGGTGTGCGTGGTGACTTGCCACGTGCAGGGGACGGTAGTGAAGTCAGCAAGTACTTCGTTGCATCCATCGCATGGTCATTCAAGTCACGCGGCACGTCCTCAGATATACCATCAGTGGACTTCTTCCACATGTAGTCAGTAATCTCATTGATCCACCACGGACAGTTGTCAGCAACGAACAGGTGTGGAGCACCGAAGTTGCCAGTGATGGGGTTCTTGTGTGCATTGTGTACAGTCAGTGCACTACGTACCTTCACAATGCCATTCGCAATGTCATTGTTGCCACGTCGCATCGTGATGCCACACTCATCGAACATCTCTGCTACCGTGATGCCAATGGTCTTAGAGTTGCCACTCGCACGTCTGAAGACGTTAGGGTCTGCGTAGACCGAGAGGCTGGCAGCGTCAACAAGATGTTGCACTTTGTACTCAGCACGTATCGCATCAATGCGTCGTGCAGCCCAATCCACAGTGGCTTCTGCCTTATAGAAGCCATCGAGGATGATTGTATTGCTGTAGTGGTCAGTAAACGCGAATAGATAGCACGACGGGCGTGCGATGCCATGATCGTATGACTCTAGTATTGTTGGCTCGTACGACTCGCGCCGCAGTTTGTGATAGTACGCAACCGATTGTTGATGTGATACGACATGCGTGTTGAAGGAGAAATCAGGATATACGAGTCCTTCATAGGCAACCCACATGCCGCGCAGAAATCTGTCTCGCATCTGCCCAGTGTATACACCTTCAAGCGTGTGGATGTAGTCCCATCCAACGTTGTGGACGTTTTCGTAGGTTCCACTGTTGAATACCTCTACAAGCGGATCGCCAGTGACAGGATGGACGAGTAGATCAGGTGACTTCACACCTTGTGCCAACAATTCAGCAGGACGTACCAACTTGCGCCATACCCAATTACGAGTAGGATTGCAAGATAGAGCCAAACTACGTGGTCCGGTACGAGGACGAGTAGGATCACTGCCAACGTAATCTGTGTTGCCACGTAGACGGCCAAGCAAGTCGAACAAATCCTTCTCTGTGATCTCTGGGTCTTCAATCTGGTCACCAAAGATGTGATCGTACGTTGCGGACAGTAGGTTCGACGTACCTTCGCTGTTCGTGTTGCGTCCTTGCTGTGCTACGTAACGGAAGTTGATCGTTGTACCATTCTTCAACACACACGTGTTGTCACTGTCAGTTGGCATGCGCTCGATCCATGCCTTTGGACACCACTTGAAGAACTCTTTGCGTAGTGTGTCGTTGAGCTTTGGATATGTGCTACGGAACGCTAGTATGTTGGCACCTGGGTAGTCCTTCGCCACTTGCAATGCATCAACACACATCGCTGCTGTCTTGCCATTGCCAAAGCCACCACCAAACAAGCGTATCTTAGCACCACTGCTAAGGAACTTGTGTTGTGTGCTGTCCTTGATGAGTTTGTAGCGTGGCATCAGTCGTACTTGTCCTGTACGTCATCCTTGCTAACACCATACGCGGCAGCAGCAGTTGCTGCGCCACCACCAGCAGTTGTAGCTAGCCACCTGTTGGACATGAGATTAGCAAGATGTGACTTGGCAGGATCGAACTGTGCAAACACAGATCGCAAGTTCTCTGGCTTCAGTATCATGTGACTGACGCTGCCTGGATCTTCTATGTAGTTCATGTACGGGATCGTATCATATCCTTTGCCAAGCAAGTGCTCACGGAACGCATCCTGTTGGAAGTCAGTGTATGGTTGTGTAGCTGACTTCGCAACCCTTGCTTGTTGTTGCGGTGTGAGTGGATGGTTCTCTACAAGCTCACGTAACTCTTCCTCACCATAGATCATGCGCTTGCCACCAGGACGTGGTGGAGGACCAGTGAACTGCTTCTGCATGCGAGCAAGCAGTGGCATGGTCTGTATCGGTGCGAGTTCTTTGGTAGGACTCACCATGCCAAGCTGTCGTGCACGATCTGCTGCTGCTTTTGCAGTACCTACGTGCACGGCTGGAATGTCCTTCGGGTCCATACCACGTCGCAGCTCGAATGCCTGAATTGGTTGTGTGTGCGGTGTTGAATGGTACACAGGTGTGCGATAGCCAAGTGCGTATGCGCGTTCAGCTATGTGCTCTGGTGACATCGGTAGGTCAGGAGACAGGGCTTCACGTCGCAATGCCTCACCACCAATACGTGGAGCACCACGTGTAGCACGCTGCATCAGTGCTTGGATTATCTGTGACGTAGCCATGCGTCACCGTTGTGGGCGTCGCATTGCTTGTTGCTCTAACAATCTGTCATTGCCAAGCACAAAGCCACCAGCTTGTGCACCACCGCCAGCACCTTGTGGCTCTGGCATCACAAATCCACTCGGATCACCACCACCAGCGTACGGAACAGGACCAACTGCACCACCAGGAGCAGCGCCACCACCAGTGCCTTGTAGTTCAGTGCGTTTCATGAACTGATCGAGCAGTGCTTGGATGATTGGTGTCATTGGTCTAGCTGCGCTTGGACTTCTTCATGAAGCGATCTTGCATCGCCTGCTTCAAAGTCGAACTCCCTTTGTCTGCTTGGTTGAACTCTTGTGCCACGCTCATCGGCACACCTGTTTTCTTGGCGAACCGTGGATCGTGACTCGCCGCCGCCATCAAACGAGCCTGCTTCTTCGACTTGCTCGGCATCGTTGCCATTCCTTCTGTAGTATTCCTTGCGCCAATTGCAATTCTTGCACAGTAACTGGAAGCGTGAGGGATTTGCCCTCACACGATGGATGACATTTCTCTTGTGATCCTTACATCCGTCATTGTTGACGTGATCGAAGTCCAACACGACAGGATCAGCTTCACCACACTTGCAACACATGCCACCAAACTGATCAATCAGTGCTAATCGCTCCTTACGACGCCAATTCTTTGCGTATGCATCGAACTGCGCCTTGTTCTTTTGGTAGTGTGCTGCCTTGTACTGTGCTTTTGTCTCTTCACTGCGCTTCGGACGTGTCTCATTGTAGATGGCAAGCGCACAAGTCTGACAATACTTCGTTGCACGCCCTCGTTCCACATCATCTCTGAAGTATGCGCGTTGTTTGCCACAGCGTTCGCATGCGGTAACAACGACGTCTTCGGTAGAGTCGTATGACATGTGTCAGATCGAGTCGCTAGTGGGCATCCATGCTGCATTTGTGATGCCAATGGCACGAAACAGCATCCTGTTCGTCGTGTCGTGCACGATTTCACCACTGTAGAGTGGTACAAGCGCACCAATTGGCGTGCCAGCGTTGTTGCGATTGGGTTTGCACAGTGAAAAGTCGATGGGACTGTTGCCAGACAGGTCAGGTACGGTTGCCATGACTACTATTCCTTGTCGATTGTGATGGTTGGCACTTCTTTGCCAGCATCCTTCTCTATGAACTCAATCGTAAGAGCGCCTTCCATGCGTACACGATGCTCCACCACATCAGCAGGACGGTGACCAGCACGGTCAAGCACGTCCATAGACGCTCGTAGTGCAACAGCAGGGTCTTCAGACTGTGTAGCTTCGACGAGTGACTGTGCGGCGCCTCGTGCGTGTTGTGAGATGAAGGTCCGTACGTCATCGCTGTCACGCTGGATGATTGCAGCAACAGTCGTGCGCTCTAGTTCCTTGTACGCAGGCAGCGTACGCATGCGCGCCACTTGCTCCGTAGCCAGGCCCGTAGCGATTGCAATGTCATCATCGTTCAGCCCCACATGCGTGTAGCCTAGCACTACCATCAGTGCGTTCGCTGCCTTCGGTGTCGTAGGTAGGTCTGATAGTTTGCGACGCGTCTGTGTGACGATGCGCTGTGCATCTGTCTGTGATGGCACTGCGATAGCCAATCGTGGACGTGCACGCTGGCCTGTCTGTGGATCGATGCGTGTGCCGTCTTGTAGTATGATCGCTTCGTTCGGCTCTGGCAGATCGTTCATCAAAAGACGCGCGTATTCGGATTGATGATGCTGTGACGACCTGGCATGTATCCACCACGGCCACGACGTGCGGGCGTGTGCACACCAGTCGGACTACGTGTAGCTTGCGTTGCAGGTGATGGAGTTGGACGACCAGCGACACGTGGTCCTGCCTGTCGTGACAACTGTGCGTCAATTTGTGCTTGCTGGATCGGTGACGGTGCACCGGGCATGCCACCACGTGGTGGACGACGCATGATTGATTGCTCTGGAGGCAGCACCGCACCAGTGCCTGCACGATCAACACGTGACTGTGATGCAGTGACAGGACGTTCACGTGCAACAACTGATGGCATTTGTGGTTCTGGACGTGGTGGGATCGGAGCAGTTGCACCAGCAGCAGACGGTGGTGCAGTAGAAGCAGGTGATGGCAATGCAAGAGCAGGCGGTGGCAATTGTGGTGCAGGTGTCGGCAGTGCAGGTGCACCACCTGCTGATGCACCAGGAACCGGTCGTCCAACGAGTGGCGTTGCACCACTAGCAGGCGGCGTGCCTCCACCACCACTTGGTACAGCCGGTCCACCGCCACCACCAGGAACAGCAGGCAGACCACCAGCACCAGCACCACCTGCTGCACCACCACCACGACCACGCATGTATGCAACAACAGCAGCAACAGGAATGCCAAGCATTGCTGCTATTGCAGCCGGTCCCATGCCACCTTCTAGTTCATCAGGTGTGGCACCGAGCGCATTCGGTGATGGAGTGATGCCACCACCAGCACCAGCAGGCGGTGTTGCAGCAGCAGCGTTCGGTAGTGGTGTGCCAACAGACGGGTTGTCCATGTTAGGACCAGGAGGTGGACGTGGCGCAGCAGGACGACGCGGACCCATGCTACGTGTGTTCAACTGGTCATACAACCTGTTGATCTCACCACTCGCATCGAGTGCAGCACCTTGGTCTGTTGCACCACGTGATGCAATGGCATCGGCACCCATGATACGAGCAGCGATGTTCGCATTCTGTGGAGTAGCCTGCACACCACGTTGTGCTAGCCATGCACTGATTTCTTGGTTCGTAGGCATGTAGGACTACTCCTATGGCAGCTTGCCACCACCACCATTACCACTGAGATCGACAGGATAGAGTTGGTTCTTCCATGCAGTAACAGGCATGTTGCCAACACCACCAGTAGAAAGGCCAGGAGCCATTTCTACAGTAGCGTCAAGTACTTCGTCCTGTATGTACGTCTTGTCACCAGCGGTTGTAACACCACTGGTCACAACAACCGTCTCAACAGCACGTAGTCCTCCGAGTAGGTTCGGTGTGGTGAGACCAGCAGGGGCACTGATGCGTGCGTACTGACGACCAACTGCACCACCTACGGCTGTGCCATTGAGTGACGACATCGTAGCATGTAGACGACGTGCACCACCTTTGGCGAGCAGTCTGCTGATGTTGCGTTCAAGAGACGAACGGCCATACATCATTGTGTAGCTGTTAGGTGCAACACCCCAGAAGCCTGACCAACCAGTGACAGTTGGCAGCGACATGGACATGGCAGACCTCTATGTATTGTGTCGGTGAGACTACTGTCACGCTACGCTGGTTGTGAGATCAGGTCAAGGGTGGTTTGTCAAGGGGTAGCAGATACCTGGGTCAGTGGTGATAGAAGGGGCCTATCGGCTGATAGGTGATAGCTATGGGCTATGGGGCAATAGGACTGACCTATTTGACGAGCGCGTGTGTTATGTGGTACTAGCGTCGCTGGTCGCTTCGCCTAGGAAGCGACGCTAGTACCACTAATAACACGAGGCACTGCGAAGCAGTGCCGAGTTCTGTGTTACACAGTAACACAACACTACTACACTACTACAACACTACTGTTACACTACACACACACACACACACACACACACACACACACACACACACACACACACACACACACACACTAGTGTTGTGTTATACAATACACACT